AAGACATCCTTCCGCTCTGGAAACATCCCGAAGGGACCGTATTAATGAGTCGCGCCACGCGCAAAGGGGACGTCGACGCGGCGGTCGAACTGTGGGGGCCAGGATCTAGGGGCTGGATAACGGTGGAATGGCCCGACCGCGGCGGTGGTCACATCTTCGCGGTAGAAAACATTGGAGGTAAACCTGTCTACATCGAACCGCAAGTCCCACGGCGTAACTACGACGCTGCGAAACACTTCATGGGCCGCAAAAAGGGCAGCAAAATCGGCTACGTCCGAACGGACACACTGATCCCCACCGATAAAATCCTCGGGTCAGTCAACCCGCTAGTCAGGAACATCGACTGAATGACCACCTTCGACGCCGCCCGGGCCATCGTCACCAACAGCAGCGCCGTCCGCAGACGCTACCGGACTGGCGCGGGATTCAACGTCGCCGACTACGGCTGGGAAAACGACACCGAATACCTCATCACCGCAGGAACCGACGTCGACTTCGCTGATGATCCCGACCCCACTCGAATCACTCTCGATGCCCCCATCATCTATGTGTCCAAACAGGACGGCACCATCCGGCTCGCCTTCGGGTTGCGTGTAGACGGCATCGACCCCACCGCTGGCATGACACCAATCGGGGACGTCCCCGACATGGCGACAGCCGGCGACGAGTAAATAGTTTTCACCCCCGCAACCCTGTGGGGGTTTTGCCCGTGAAGGGCACCCATCAACCCTATTGCGTGACGCAAAAGGAGATCAACAATGCCCGAAACACCCACCCCCAACAACATGCCAGGAGCACCGGCAGCGGAACAGGCGCCCGAACCCGACGTGTCTGTCGACGCAGAAATCAGTGCAAGCGTCGAAGACAGCCCGCCGGCACCGGACAAGCCACCGCCAACCCCGGAGAAGCTCCTCGAGCTGAACAAAGCGCTACGCAAAGAAGCGGAAACGAAACGGCGGAAGCTACGCGAAGTGGAGCAGCAGGCCGGCGCCGACCATGCCGACGCCGCGAAGCTCCGCGAACTACTCAAAGCGCTCGGGGTGGACAGCAAAACAGGCGGCGAGTTCGATCCGAAAGCCGAAGTCGACAAGCTACGGCACGAAATCGAGGCCGAACGCACCGAACGGACCCGCGCCGAAGTGGCGCGCACCGAAAAGATCGACCCCGCATTCGTTCTCGGCGCCACCGAGGAAGAAATGCGGGAATCGGCGCAACGCTACCGCGACTCCGTCAACGCGGCCATCGAAGAAGCACTCAAGAGCAGCGGCAAAACACCGGCAGCACCAGCATCAACTGTTACAAGCAACGGAAAAATCGCGGGCCCCGACCAGATCACGACCCGCGACCAACTGAAGAACCTCAGCCCGGCAGCCCGAGTGAAGGCGTACCAGGACGGTCGCCTCAAAGAGCTGATGGGCACATCCACATGAGCACAAACAACGAAAGGGGCCATTCATCATGGCTATAAGCAATTTTCTCCCCGAACTGTGGGAGGCGCAGACGCTGATGCGTTGGGAAAACGAGAAGGTTTTCCCCGCCCTCCTCGACCGCCACTACGAAGGCATCGCAACCCGCGGCAACACCGTCAACATCACCGGCGTTGTCGCACCGTCCATCAAGGACTACTCGGCTGCGGGCCGCACCACATCCGCGGACGCCATCACCGACACGACGGTGCAACTGCTGATCGACCAAGAGGAGAACTTCGACTTCTTCGTCGACGACGTCGACAGGACTCAAGCGGCAGGCTCGCTCGAGGACTACACCAACGGCGCAGCGGATGCCCTGGCGGAATCCGCCGACCAGTTCATCGCCTCCATGCTCGTCACCAACGGCGACGTGCTGGCGTACACCGATCTGACGACCGGTGACCACGCATTCGATGCGTTCGTACTCGCCCGCAAGACGTTGAACATCAACAAGGCTCCCAGCGGGGGACGTGTCGCGGTCATCAACGCCGAGTTCGAGGCCCTGCTGTTGAAGGCCGCGTCGAAGCTCACCAGCGTCGAAACATCCGGCGACAACAACGGGCTGCGGCGGGCCACCATCGGCCAGCTGTTGAACTTCCGGGTTGTCACCAGCAACAACCTGCCCACCAGCGACCAGCCGCAGGCAGTGTTCTTCCACCCCAGTGCTGCCGCGTATGTGTCGCAGCTCGACCGGGTCGAAGCGCTGCGGGCCGACACCCGGTTCGCCGACAGAATCCGGGGACTGCACGTGTTCGGAGGCAAGGTCGTTCGCAGTTCCGGTGTGCTCGTCTTCAACGAGTTGGGCACCTAAGCAGTTGCCTGCTCTAGCAACATCGGATGATGTCGCCCTAACCCTGGGGCTCGACGACGCTACCGCGTTGAGCGTGTCCCAGGGTCTACGGGTGGACATTCTTCTGGAACGGGTGAGCCGGGAGTTCCGGCGCGAAGCCGCCCGCGAGTTCGCACCCGGCACCAGCACCGTCAATTTGTTGACGGTCGGTGACCGGGTGCGCCTCGCTGACCCCGCATACTCGGTGGCGTCGGTAACGACACTGGACGCCAACAACGATGCACTCACCGTTGAGTACACGGTGGACGGCCAGGACTTGATCCTCAAGTACGGCGGCACACCGCTGTGGTCGGGGCTCACCGTCACTGTCACTTACACGCGCACCGCAGCAATCCCGACCGCAGTGGTGGGCGAGGTGGCAGCTATTGTGGCCCGCCATTTGAGTGTGGACCCGCTCTCGGCGCAAGCCCAGTCCACGAGTCTGTCCACATCGGACTATGGGCAGCGGTTCGCCGCTTGGGTGTCCAGCAGAGCACTCCTCACCCCCGAGGAATGCAAACTGGCCCGCACGTACCGCTATCCGGGCTCCGCGATCATCATCCAAGGGCCTTGACGTTCCCGGCGAACATCAGCGTGGGCTGGCATGTGTATTCAGCCGGCGCTGTGGACGCCAACAACGAACCCACCGTGGTCTACACCCCACCATTGGATGAGACCGGCGCCACGTTGAAGGTGATCGACGTCGCACCAGTGCGGGGCATCGAACCTGATGAAGCTCGGATTGTGGACCGGCTCAAAATTCATGCACCACCAGACACAGGCGTGGCGGCACGCGACGTCATCGACCTCACCGAAGGACAGTTCGAGGTGGACGGCGCTCCCGAAGACCACACCCGCGGATTCCATGGGTGGAACCCCGGCGTAGTGATTTGGCTGAAACGGGTCCGCTCTTGATTGTTGTCTATACCGCGGCCGGTGAACGTGTCGAATGTTTCGACGCCACCCGCTTCAGAACCGACGAACACAACAACCTGGAAATCATTGCTGCCGGCCGAAACGGCCAACCGATACCAGTTGCATGTTTCAACGGAGACCATTGGGAACGGGCGGTGATCGAAGATGGCGAAGCCTGTGAAGATTAAGTGGAAGCACGGCGCCCTATACAAAATCCGCAAACTGCCGGGCGTCATTAGCGGGCTCGAAGCGTGGGCCGAACAGATAGCCGCAGACGCCAACTCGATGGGCGGCACGGACGGATACAAAACGTCCAGCGTGCAGGGGAAACGCCGGCCCCAAGGCCGTTGGCGCACCACCGTCATCACCGCCACCGCCGAAGCGATGGCCGACAATATGAAGCACAACACGCTGTCGAAAGCGTTCGATGGTTGACCTTTGGTTGGCGCCGCCAGCATCGGTGCCTGTGGCGATAGCGATACTTACCCCCAAATTCGTGGGTGTGACGATTCGGACTGAAATGCCGGACACCCGACCGACCAAGTTCATCATCATCACTCGAATCGGTGGCGATCAACCCAACCCTGCGCAAGATGACTCGCGGCTCCTGCTCGAATTTTGGGCGAAGTCGTCGGCAACAGCTGAGTCGATGTGTAACACCGGGCGCGCAGCGCTACGCAACTCGGCCGCCGGCACATTCAATGACACATTCGTGTACGGCTGGTCCGGCGAGCAGGGCCCCACCTACCTGAATGATCCGACTATTCAGGACCGTCGCCGGGTGCAAATCTTTGGCGACCTATCCATCTCTACCGATCCACCGCTGTAACAAAACAACGCACCACCAACCCTTTCGAGGCCCACTCCACCCATTGCCTGAAAGGGGCAACACGTCATGGCTGATTCAAAACTGATCATCGCACCGACTACCGACACCGACGACGAATCGTTTTTTTGGGCGCCGTTGGAAACGACGCTCCCCACCGACGCCCTCGACACCCTCGACGTCGCCTTCGAGGGTTGCGGATGGATGGGGGAGGACGGATTCAAGAACAACATCGACCGGGCGACTACCCCAAAGCGGGCGTTCTCGGGTCAGGTCGTCAAGGTGCTCCAGGACTCCTACGACGAAACGTTCACGGTGACCTTCTATGAGCGCAAACCTGTCACGCTGCAGACAGTGTTCGGCACCGACAATCTGACCGCCGACTATTCCAGTGGGCACCGGAAGTTGACGGTGCGCCACGACGATAAGCCATTGCCGCGTCAGTCTTATGTGGTGCGGACGGTGGACGGCTTGAAGACCCTGATGTGGGTGATTCCAGAAGGACAGGTCGTTTCCGTGGAAGAAACCCAGATCGTTCACAGCGAACTGCTCATGTATACCTGCGAAATCTATTGCTACAAGCCGGCGTCCGGCACCAATCCGGGCAACCCCGCAGGCGTCAACGAGTACACCGACGAACCCGACGTGACGGAGCCGGGCACCTAACAGGCGGCCTGGTGGGGGTTTTCCATTGGAGTGGGCCACCCCCGCCAGGCTCTAAGCCAACGCCCACTCCACCATTAAGGAAAGGCCCACTCCCGGTGAAGCCAATCGAAATCCCCACTCCCGACGACGAACGCATTTTTATCGCGTTCACCGTCCCGGTCAAGGGGCGCAAACCGCTCGTGTTCAAAGTGCCGCGGCGGGACTTCCAACCCCCCGAGGACATCAAGTATCTGCAGTGGCTGATGGCTGAACTCGACGAAAATCGAGAAAAGCTAGCCGAG